TCCTGGGTAGTATTCATAATCCTTATCCACCCCAAAGAACGGCAGGAAGGTCCTGTAATCATTTGCATGGGCAAGCCGAACCTGCCCCGCGTATTTGTAACAGCACTCATAGATGACCCCGGAAGGCTTTTTAACTGGATCTGGAGTCCATGTGGTATCTGGCTTTCCTCTCCACCAGAGTAAGCTATCAACAATTTTTATATGGTACTTATTCACCTCGTATCCGCTGCCGTTATAGACTCTTGCGATTAGCCTCGCTATGCTTATCAACTCCTTCCTATCTGTAGCTTTATCTAAGGCCCTCAATTCATCATCAATACCAGAAGCCTTGATGAACTCAATTACAGCATCCAGTTGGTTCGCTTCACTTTCAGCAAATGCAGACACCATTTGTTCTGCGGTGTGATACCCGACCATCCGGTAGTTAAGCCCTAATACTTGACCCAACCCCCAGGAGCAACTTAACAGAGCCGCTTCAGGGTGATACTCATAAGCCTTTACCAGTCGTGCATAGTTGTTTTTATAATTCCGCCGCCACTTGGGATAGGCCAGTCCTTTTTTAACCGCATCCCGGCGCAATGCTCTCGGTAAAGAGCGGTAGTAACAATGCTCTTCAAACAGGCGGATTACTCCATGCTTGTCAAAACCAACGCCACGCGACTCTGTATCCAATATGGAATGAATAACATCTTCGCCGACACCGATTTTATACCCGATTCTTGGTATATCGTAATCAGTAAGTTTTTTGCCCCGGCCTGACCAAGGATACGCGCTCATGTTATAATGCTCCTTATGCCAAATAGACTCATTGATCGTACTGGCCAAATCTTTGGCCGCTTGACTGTTATTGTCAGAGCCAAAAATAAAAATGGCCGCACAGCCTGGAAATGCCTTTGCGATTGTGGAAACGAACACATTGCTCTAGGGGATAACCTTAAAGGTGGAAGCGTTCAATCCTGCGGATGTCTCGCTATTGATAGCGTCAGAGAAAGAAGTATTACCCATGGCATGGACGGAACCCCCGAATACAGGTCATGGTGTTCGATGAAAAGGCGCTGCCTTGGTCCAAATCACCATAAATACCCAGATTATGGGGGTCGTGGCATTACTATCTGCGATAGGTGGGTAAACTCCTTCAGCACCTTCTATTCTGATATGGGGCCTCGGCCTGAAGGCAAGACCCTTGACCGCATTGACGGCAATGGTTCGTATACCCCCGAGAACTGCCGATGGGCTACTTCTTTAGAACAAAGACACAACCGAAGTAGATAACACGCCCCTCATCTACCTGGCTTCCTGTTAACTGGTCTTGCTGGTGGCTGCTTGGCCTTTGCCTTCAATCGCATTTCCATTTCATTAAGCTGGACCTGCATACGGATTATTTCTTGTTGCCGAGCCAACAAAACATCTACGGCTGACAATCTTTGGTCTTGCTCTCGCTGCCAATCAGCTGCATAGACCAAAGCACAACCCATAGCCCCGATAAGGATCTTAATAATGGTCTCTGTTTTCATAGCCACTTATCCCAATCATCAGTTGGCTTCTGTTTACCCGGACTCCTGCGCCATCTTGATTCTGCCAATCGAAGATAAGGGGATAGAGATACATCCCTCGGAGATAGGTGGGAAGGCCTGCCGTGGAGCAGGTCTAAACCACCAACAGAAAAAGCTGTCAGCACTAACTCAGAGCAGAAATACTTATCATCTGCAGGCTCATCACGCCTGGATAAAAATCTGGCGATAGCTCCAAAATCGTAATCCTTTCCGATTTGCTGCATTAAAAAAGTCTTAACCGCCTTCGTATTAAACTCGGGATCTATATCGTAAAAGTCTATCTTGGTTTTAGGGTCATGCCCTTCCCAAGGATCGCTGATGCGTCTTACGCCGCCTATATGCCACGCCTCAATTACTGTACCCGTATCCAGTTGGACGGCAACATGGGAATATATACTCCGAGTCTGCCATCTAATAGCCTTAGATACCCAGCCGCGTCCTTGGTATAAGAGAATCCTCATTTTCTTGCTAAGGGCCACATTTCACCTCAATATCCTGGCGAAGAATTACCAGCGCCGCCATGCTAGCAACATGATCAGCCTCAACTATCTGCTGTAGCTCTTCCAGCTTCTCAGCTTGAACAGGATGAATGTTCTGCATCTCCCGAGTGAAGGTGATCACCTGAATCTGTAGCACAATAGTTGCCACCAACAGCACTGTAACCACACCCCACAAAATAAATTGCGGCTTACCAGTCATGTGGTCCTCCTCTCTTTGCGCAGATATTTATATAAGACATCTTCTAGGAGCTTGTACCCGACAGATGCAATGGCCGCAGAAGCCCCCAGAACCGCCAGAATCGGCGCATCAGGGATCAATAGCAGCACAGCCCCACTGCTGGCGCCCAGCCCTCCAGACACCAGTCCTTGACCCAGGATCTGCCTTACCTTGTGGTCTTTGTCCGCAACCAGCATCTGACCCATACCAATAACCGCACCTACAAACCAAGTCGCTAAGTGAGTAGCCCATCCAGACAATGCGCTTTGCGTTATTATTTCTTTTTCCGGCATTATTGCTGTCCTTGAGAAGCACAAAAAGCCCCAAAAATGGGGCAATGTGTTATATTTTCGGAATGGATGACTATACTGCTAGAGCGATTCTCGGCCCTCTCGGTGTCTTATTGCTTATTACTTTATTTCGTGGCGGTAAACAAACCCTGTCCCGCCGCTGGGACCAGGAAGGGCGTGGACTTCCGTATGTAATCGGCCATAAACTGGGCATGTGGTGGTCTAGACGATAACAGTCCCTGCATTAAGGCTGACCCCTTCTGTGAATACATTGGCATGAGAGGTGCGGTAAATAATCCACCAAGTCCGCCAGTGATTGGATTGGTCATCAAAGACCTACCTGCCGTGCCAGAGTCAGGAACCTTGTTTGGTAGTGTTGCCTTTGCTTTTTCAGACAAGCCCTGCATCAAGGCGGTGCCCTCCGCAAAAGCACGTTTATCCTTGCTTTTATCAAGAGCGCGAACAGCATTTTGTAATTGAGCTGGAGTGAACAAACCCTCATCAGCGCCTAACCCTCCTGCCGCTCTCTGCACTCGCTTAAAATTGGCATAACCCGTATTGATCTTTTTCAGCTCTGCTGCATATTTTGGGTTGTTTCGAGCCAGCATGTCATCAAATGATTTTAGGACGGCCCCAAATGCATCTCCCAAGTCGCGCTGAAAAGGGTCTTGGCTATCACTAAATTTTTCAGCGTTCTTTCTTACGCTCTCTTGAATTGCCTTTAATGATTCACCTGACATTTTACCATAAGGAGTGATTCGCTTAACTGTGTCGTAATTAATCCTTTTCCTAAAGATTTTAGCCAACTCTTCTGGGAGACCGTTATCAACCATATCTACAATACGATCAAACTCACCCTGGAATTGATCGTCTATCTTTCCAGACATTTTGGATAACAGGCCATCATAGGCATTGCCAAGCTCTTTTCTTGCATAGGCAACTGCCTGACGGGACTCCATGTTTCCTGGCACTTTTTTATCTATGGGTGCAAGAGATCGATTGATAGCAGCGTCATTAAACTCTTTATACCCACGCATTCTGGCGGTTTCAATCGTCTTTCCAGTAAACGGAACACTGGTAAGTTTATCTTCAACATCTTTCCACATCCCCCCCAATCTCTGCCCAACAGTGGTTTTAATGCCTTCCAAATTTAATGCCTTTACCCCTTTGTCAATCTGAGGCGCAACAACTCTGGCAACACCGCCAGTAATAAGAGGAACAGCGCCACCACCAACGGCGCCTAGTTGTGCCTGGGCTCCCTTTTCGCTCCATAAATCATCTGAATAAGCTGGCTGGCCTAAGACCGCCAGACCAGCACCACCCATAGCATTAGCAGCAACTCTACCGCCAAGACTCGCAGCTTGGGGGATGCGGGAAGCAGCAGCAACATTAGCTGGGTTAAACACATTACCAGCCAGCCTAGCCCAATCAATCCCTGCCTCTCCTGCTTGCGCTCTGCTCTGCTGGTATGCCTGTTCTTGCTGTTTGATCTGCTGATCAATGCCTCCGGCAGGCAACGGGTCTCCAAGCCCGTACTGCGCTGCTTTATTGTGGAGCCAGTTAACGCCAGATACTAAGGGGTCAGGCAAAACCTTGCTCAGTAATTGAGCGGAGGCATCCAATGGATCACGCAGCCCCTTCACAAACCCACTAGGAGGCGCTGACGCCCTGGCAGGCGGCTGTGGCTGGCTTCCAGCTCCTTGGTAGTTATTCTGCGCGTATGTAAGCACATCCTGCTCAGAAGATCCTTCTGGAGCAGTTATCTCGTACTCATTACCATCTGGTGCTGTAATGACAAATACCGGCATCTCACTTCCTCCGAATAGACCAGCCGTCCTGGGTTGCGGGATCGACCTGCCCTCCACCACCTAAGTAGCTAGACAGATCATTCTGATCGACATAGGACCAAACAGCCTCTTGAATTTCCATGGATGACTTATTAGCTCGCTGCATACGTCTCACCATGCGGGACAAGTCTGCATCGCGCTTGGCTTTAGACTTCTTCCATGCAAGGATAGCCCTGTTGCCTTCTGGCGTGTTGCCGTAGTTGGCAGAATACTGGGTAAATAGATCCATCTCTTTCTCAGAGACCGCGCCCTTGGTTTCAGCAACCCTAGCCATGATCTGGTCACCAAGTAGAACGCGCAACTCTTCAGATGACCCAATCTTATCCCAGTCAACACTAAACCCCATCCTGCCGGCCAGCCTTTTGCCCTCCATGATCGACTGTTCAAGCGGCCCAGTTGGAACTTTCTCAAGTAGCTTAATAGCTCGCTCATAGTTGCCGATGTCCTTCTGTGCGCTATGACCCTGCGACAGAACCCCGGCATTAAATTTACGCGCTCCAGTGGCCCTGGAAAGAACGTCTTCACGCTTGATCTCCTGATCGGTTGGTAGGCGCTGTTTAGCGGTATTGACCTGTATTGCCCCAGCAGTCTTGAGCCGTTCCTGACCTGCTATGTAGTTAGGGTCATATTCCCACTGACCATCGACCCCGGCCCTCATCCCAGTCGGAAGTTTTGGCTGAGTAGGCGCATATTTTTGCTTAAGCATAGACTCAGCAATGCCGGGATATGCCTGGGCTATCTGGCCTATTTGCGGGTTATCTGCAAACAGTGCCGTCTGAGCATGTCTCTGACTCTGCGCTCGACCCATCTGCCCCCGCATCTGTTGCATCCGCAAGTCGCGCATTTGCTGTTGGGCATCAAACTGCTGCTGCTGCATAGACCTTTGCTGTTCCTGCTGCTGCTGCGCCATCTGAAGTCGCTGCTGCTGGCCCAGACCAAGCAATCCGGACTGAATGCCCCGGCCTATATTGCCCTGTGCGCCCAGAATCCCGGCTCCCATCTGGAAAAGAGGATTCTGCAAGTAATCATATTTGTTAGCCATTATCTAAACCCCCATCCTGAAGTAGGAGCCATCATGGTTCCCATTGGAACGGAAGGAGCACCGCCGCCGAACAACCCACCCGCCCCACTCATAGCCATCATCGGGTTACCGGACATCATTCCCAGGCCCATCATCCCGGCCCCAAGGACATTTCCGAACATATTGCTCGGTTGTTTTGATGTGCTTGTAGTCGTTCCATACCCGGCGCCACCACCCAATAAGCTGTTGTATCGGCTCAATCGATCCCAAGGCTCGGTCTGCTCAAAATCATGTCTAGCAACAGCCTCATCGATGCCCCGCTGGTCTTCAGCTCGCATCTGACCGCCTATCTGCTGCTGTACCTGACCAGGCATCATTCCAAGCTGTGCCATCTGAGGAGACATTCCCATGGCCGCGCTCTGCGCCTGCAAGCCCTGACCATATGCTCCGCCATACAAGTCAGCCAAGGAGCTACCAAGAGCCTCCTGGGTGCCTCTGGCGGCTATTCCCTGTGCTACCCCATGTCTGCTGGAGCCGGTTTGTCCTGCGCCCATCATCTGGTCTCTGATCCCGGGCATAAGTTGCTCATTAAAGTTACGGCCAAGCCTGTTCTGGATAACATCGGCTTGGGCAGATAGATATGGGTTGTTGGCTACATCAGGAGCCTGCAAGGCGCTCAACTGTGCCTGCTGGGCCGCTCCGACCTGGTTACCCAACCCCCCCCCGGCATAATCCAACTGGGACTGCATGCCCTGTTGCTGAAGCGGGTCCATGCCGGCATAGGTCTGGCCTGGGAAAAATTGCTGTGGTTGGCCCGACAACTCTTCAGCTCCACCGAAAACATTCCTTAGATGTGGCTGGACCCCGGCCCAAGGAGAGGATGTTTGAGTTGATGTCTGTTTGCTGCTCTTGCCGCCCATGTTATATCTCCACCGTGAAGTTTAGTTGGTGTTCAAATTCATTGTGTTCCACTCTCTTTAAAGCTCGCAGCCAGCCCTTCCGTCCACCACCAGCCATGCCCTTACATCCATGCGCCTTAGCGTACCTCTTAAACAAGCCCCACGCCTGCGGTAACCACTTACCTAAGTTGCGTCCACCAACCAGATAAATCGTGAATTCCTTATACCCGGTAGGGTGCGGAGTTATGTGGGTGATGAATACGCAGTCTATAATCTCCGCCTGACTGCAGGCCACCCAGCATTGCCACTCCTGCTTTATACAATTATCAAGAACATCATTAGCCGAGTAATATTTATCTGCCCCCGTGCGCTCCAGCGGCTTCTGGATGAGGTTTATAAGTTGATCCTGGTAGGAACGGATGTGTTCAGGCAATAAGCCTGATACTACAGTCTCAGTCATCAACCAGTAAAAGATCAAAGCCAGCCGAAACATCAGATACCCCGCCCTGTGAATACGCGGTTATATACAGGTCTGTTTTTTCTGCGTAAGAAGGTAATAATTTGTATTCTTTATCAAATACAGAAGCCCCCGCAAGAGCTAGCCCAAATGCTAATTTTAATTTAGGGGCATATCCATTTGTGTTGTCTTGCGACCATAATTTACAAACTGCGCCGTCTGGACTGTTAGCAGACGACTTGTTCAGCGTTCCATACACATAGAATAAATATGCCGTTTTCCCTGCCGGAACGGTATAAACAGACATCAGAGTTTGATTGTTCCCCGCCAGGATAGTTGCATAATCTTGGGTATCTCCAACATTATGAACTGATATGTCGTCTCCTGCGGTTACAGTGTCGTTAACCTCCAGCCTGTACGATCTTTTTAGCGCAGTAGACAAAGTGACCGGCGTTGAGCTATCAGAGCCATCTAAAACCACTGATTGAACCACCTTAGCCCAACTCGTATCCAATCCCTCTACTTGTACAGACAACCCTCTGTCTGCTGCTTGGTCAGTTGCTTGTGATATATGCGTAATATCTGCTGTTGCAGGTAAAACTAAAGTCCCACCTCCGTCTGCAACAACCTCTGTAGTACCTGATGCTACTGCAATATTCTCACCAAACTTATTTACTATCGAGTGGCCAGGGATAAGGCCCTTTGCAACATCTAAAAGGAATTGTCCTGAACTCATTAATATCCACCTATCGTTAACTCGTACATAAAGCCCCTCGCCAGCCCCAGGGTCCCAGTCTGTACCATCTGCATACACCACCATGCCATCTTCCAACTTGGCAGGCTCCGCATGCAGTTCATCATGGGTGTGAGTCTGGTCCAAAGATGCTGCGATGCGTGGAAGTTCCCGCATAATATACTCTGGGATCTCGGCGGGGTTCTGAGGACATTGCTCTGGAACATACTTCATCTTTTGCCAGCCCTGGCATATTCAACATCGTAACCAGTTAAAGCCCAACTGACATCGGCCTCGGTAGAGTACCTGATAGCGTGTCGCACTCCTGTAACCCGACAGTCAATTTTACGGCCTGTACTGGGATTAAATGAATACGGCCCTTCCCATGTTACCGTGTCCTGTATGCTCATCTGTGACCCAACCCACACATCAATATCAACATCACCGCTCTCGATGTGCGGATAAACTTGCGTGATAGTGTGAAGGTCTGAGCAGTTACCAAGATCCAAACCAATCCGCTCTGCGTAACAATACGGATTTACGGAATCAAACTGGTGTTCATTGTCAAACTGGTACAGTTTTGTATTAGCCGTACACCCAACCAAAGATGCCGAAACAGGTGAATAGCTGCGTGAACCCCACACCCCATCCCAAGTATCCCATGTGGCGTATGGAAGAGTGTCCCAGGTGTACACCGAGTCGGCCACGATCCCAGGAGCAATAAAAGTAGTATCGCTCGGCAGATCACGACTGCCCCATGTGTTATCTTCGTAGTTCCAGACCAGCGCCTTGTTTGGGTAGGTCTCTCCTCCCTCCGGATAGCACACCCACACTTCAGATGCCGCGTGGTGCTGCGTGACAAAACAGTTTGCATAATTATCTGAATCAATAGCCGACTTCAAGAAGTCCTGATTAACCTTGTCGTTCACAGTGCGGGAGTTTTGCCCATCATGGACATAGCACTTACCGCCTGAAGCCAGAACAAAATGCTGGCCGCTGGCAAACTCTACCGCACAATCCTGTGCTAAAGCTCCGGTTAAGCCGCTAATCCGGTAGAACCTATGTACGCTTATACCACCGACCCACTGAACGCCATAGACGGCATCCTCCTTGTAGATCATCAACGCATCCCTGAGCTTTACCGCATCAACCAACAGCCCTGGAGTCTCTCCAAGCTGATTCTCTCCAGCATCGTTAGTGGTTGACGTTTCATCCCAATCAGTCGGGATAGATCCACTTGTATCAGATGCTGACCACTTGACCATGTAGGGATAGTTAGTGCCGCTCTTTGTAATGTCCAGCGCGAACAGGAATCCCTTGTATGACCGAATAACCTTCGCTTTCCAGTTACTATTCCAGCCAGTGATTTTTTGCAACATAGTCGAGGTGTTGGTGGGCAACCACATCTGCGGATCGTCATTGACATTATTAATAACCGGAATGCCATTTATTGTGCAGCCGTTCCACCTGGCCGTGCCTTTCGAGTAGTCGCCCCCACTGGATCTGGTTATGTCGGTATGCGATGCGCCATCATAAACATAGACCTTCGCAGTAGACGGATAAAGCCAGAAATAAGAAGCACCGGACGCGACCGCCATTAAATAATGAGGGACTACGGTTGGCGTAGTGAAATCATCATGCCCAGAGAACGAACCCACCTGACCATCGGCACAGCGCATATTACCAAGCGCAGTCCATGCATTTGTGGGTAGTTGCCATGGAGCAAGATCGGAATTAAGACCAATCGCGCCAAGATTTTCAATTTGAGCTAACATTGATTAATTCTCTTTCCAGAATTCAACTTGCCCGTAAATTTCAGTTACTCCTAAGTTACACGCAAGACCAAATCCTGTACCAGCTACAGATGTAGCCTTATGCTGAACTATGAAATCTTTTGCAGAAGCTATGGTAAAACGCCCCTTGATGATAGATCTTGAAACCCCACCCCCAGTCCCTGGATGCGTTGCTGTACCTACTTTCTCTACGGCAGTGTCACTATTATTATATAGTTGGATTACATGCTTACCGCAAGCATAGCCAGGAGCGGATATAGAAAACCTATAAGTGCCTGCCGCTAAAGTAATAACATTGGCGGATAAGGTTGCATGCCCCCCTGCATCAGCGACCTCTGTATTAAAAACAGCGGTGCTGAATGAAGTAGTAGACGCTGACCCAGAAGTACCAGCAGTTTGCTGCTCTTCTATATGAATATAATCCTCGGTCTTCACCGCATCAGTATAGGCTTTGATACTCTGCTGAGTTGCCAACTGCGTTGCGCTATCAGTAGCCATATCATCTTCATCAAGCACGGCTGTACCAGATACGGCAGTATTCAATACCGGAGAGGCCAGCTTCGCGTTAGTGGTAATCCCTGAACCATCTGCCGTCACCGACTTGGATGCTTCAACAGTGCCAAGCGTGGTTATATCATTGTAGTTTAGTTCAGCCGCAACAGCGGTAACCCCATCAAGGATGTTCAGCTCGGCAACTACAGATGTAATTCCATCAAGCGTATTTAACTCCGCCTCGGTTGCGGTCATCGGGATACCGGCAAAGTTTACAAAAGAGTTTGTCAGACCCTTCTTGATGTTTCTCAGGTGGCCGGCGCCTTCCGTTGGGTCTTCGCTCTGGCCTGGATAGTTAAGGTTTAGATCTGATATATATGTGACTGTTTCTAAGCTCATAGCCGCCTCTTTTATGGGGGGAAGTAAATTTGCGTTATTTTAACTTATGGGTAAAACGAACACTCAATAGATAGCCACGTATTAGTTGTTGCCCCTACAGTTGTAATAACGCCATCAGACCTAACCAATAGCTGCACTGCGGCGTTACCAGCTTCTAGTCCTGCGAATATCCTGTATTCTGAGGGCCGGTAAGATGCAGGAAGGGTTGTTACCCCAGTATTTAATGTCCCGTTTTTTATCAACCCCTTAACATCAATTCTGCCATCAGGCATCTTGCGGTATTGAGCTGCAGCATACAGACCCCCATAATTCACCCAGCTATTCAATAACGAACAACTATTCCAGCCCTCTCCGGTGCGGGTGACATCGCCATCCACTTCTAATTCAGATCCGGGTGAAGTCGTTCCTATGCCCACGTTACCGCTTGCATCAATGGTCACTGCTGTTGAAGTTGCGTTGTCGTCTATCCCGACCTCTTTATAGGTTTTGGTGTTAACGTCATTAAGCCAATCAGCCTCAATGCAGGTTACTTGATCAGTAAAAGTAGTATCAGTCACAAGTCACCTTTTCCTGTTCTGTCCAAACGTCTGAAGCCTCGGACTGCTCTGACCAACTATCTGACGCGCCAGATTCCTTCGACCATGAGTTTGCCGCTGAAGCCTGAGCCGTCCAAGTATCTGCCGAGTCTGCTTGTTCATCCCATGAATCCGTAGTTTCTTGATCAACAAGCCAACAACATTGTCCAGCCACCGAGATCCCGGCAATAGCGATCCCGGCCTTGGTGGCAATGAAGTTAGCCACACATTATCTCCATGTTCGTTCCAGCCCGATTTTTTTGGTCTGAGGAATACAGGGCCGCTATTCCTGCCGTCAACAGGCTTGTCCAGACAGGCAATCGCTCATCGTTCTTAATGAACGGCTCGGCCTCCAATAAAGAGGCGTATAGCAGTAAATCGGGCGCATTAGCCATCCACCAGTTTGAGGTATTACTAACGCTCAATGGAGCAAACCCCTGGTAACAAACCAGCTCCACCACTACCCCAGATGCGAGCTGTGGAATTATCCGCAACTGATCAGCCTCAATAGACCAGTAATTAGTATCTCCTGAATATTCACCTGATTGGTCTAGCATGGTAGGTGGCCGGTACTCTACCCTATCACCTGCAACCCTGACAGACCGCATGCCCTGGAATCTCGCTGGTAATTGTATGTAGGGAGTAGTAGTAGATGTAGTGATTCGATGCCTGGTCTCCATCGGCATAATGCGTAAATCAGGGTGACGGTTCAGCCGGATCTCGGCCAGGGTGATAAGATTCACTATCTGACTGGTCAGATCAGTTCGATCAAGCCAGTCAGCTATCGCCGCTTGTAATTCTGAATATGTGGTCAGTGCCATTTTCCAACCTCTGGTTTGAAATCAATTCAACAAAGTTTAAAGGATACACCTCGCCTTCAAACCGCATTATCCATGCCTGTTTGTCATCGCACATAACCGGATATAATCTGACCGGGCGATTCGCCCATCCAACATCCAGCCCTTTCCCTCTTTCCACAACATCCAATAGAGGGGCTCTAAAGTACCTGTCACCCCACTCAAAATCCTGATCTAACGCCACATTCATGCTTCCGGGCAACGGACGCACACCCAATATCGTCTGTAGTTCATCTATACGCCGTTCATTAGCATACAAGAACGCCTTAGAAGCACCGCCGGCGCCTTTTATGTGTTTTCCTCTGCACTCCCTTACCGGGATGTCTTTGCGCCTTAAACGCCATACCACCCGAGTTGTCTCATGTAGGGCTGGACCTTCGTATTCGATTTCAAAATATTTGCTCGCAGTTTCCCTAATCCGGTCTTCCGTGTAACCTGGATGGATTGCTGGGTGTACGTTCATCTGCACTACCCTGTCATCTGCCTCGGTAGGATTTTCCCACACCACCACGTCAGCCAATGTCCACAACCAGTACCAGATGCTTTCATGGTCTCCACCTGTATTCTGGTAGATATGGTGGTATAGGCTCATCATTAAAGCTACATCATAATGACCTAGATGATGATACTGATACCCTGCCTCGTAGCTTAAGAACCGCGCATCAAATCCTTGCTCCACGGCTGACTCGTTGTTCAACGCGGGTAAGTCTACATGCCCAACCCCACGAACATCCCGGCTCCGGTCCAGACCAACAACCCTGCCGCCTCTTGATGCGGCAAGGAATGACCAGTAACCGAAATCACACCCAATATCCAAAACATTCTTACCTTTAAAATCAGGCAGAACACTAAGCAGCGCGTTGAACTTCTTCTCCATCCTGCCTGGGGGCTTCTCCAAACAATCAAAAGTAAATACCTGGTAATCTGCGGCTTCGCGTATTTCAGCGTTCTGCATTATAGGTTTCCTGTTCCATATTTATCTTATATCTAGCTAGAAGCGCCACCCACTTCGGCTCTCCACCGTCAGAAGGTGAGCAATGGTTATAACACTCAAGGGCTTTCTGCTTCTGTTCCCGTTCTTCCTCAGAGAGTGTCTGAATAATCTCACCACCAAAGGTCCATAACTTACACTCAGTATGAGCCTTAACATACTCATGCACCTGCTTGTGGTGCAAGTGGCCGTATTCCCCGTCTGCACCATGCGTTACCACATGCTTGTATCTGGATAGATCCAGAAAGTCCATATGCTGCAACGGCTCATTTGCGGGAGACTCTAAAAAGGGAATCAGAACTGGATAACCACCCAACACCCTTACCGCATTAAAGAACTTAATCGCCCTCTCGGGATCTCGCATCGGCACTGTGCAACAAATAACGTCCGGTTTATATCTGGCAATCAGTCCACCACACCACAATGACTCGTCGTCTGGATGAGCAACCACGACAGCATCTATTTTAATTGCCATAGCCCAAAATCCTTTCCTTCTTCATCAGAAACTATTGACTCCAAAGGCTCTCCCAAAAGGGGTCTTAAGTCTACTCGGTTGCCTGCTATCGCATATAAGCTATCACCGACATTACGATGATGACTCCCTGTGTTCGTTTCTTCGTGGTTATAATCGGCTAATAGGTACTCTCCATTGAACTGACTAAGTATGGCGTCAATGCCTTTCAGATCGTGGTGCCTCATCACATCCTTGCAGATGATCAGGTCACAAGGCCGCATCTTGTCTGTAAGCAGGTTGATTTCTGATAGTTTCCAGCCTCTTGGTTCCGCCCTTATCTTGGCCACTTCACGAATATTGTCGTCATACCCATGGTAGTCAACTCCCAGATCCGCAAAACAGAGCCAATAAAGATCTCCGCACCCAGCGTCATTGATTGTTTTAATCTCATACTTTGAGACTATCTCAGTCAGAAAGCGCCTTAGTTTCTGCGTGGCCTTCAAAGAAGACCCTGGTCCGCAATTACTCGTCACGTGCAGCTTCCAGCATTGGATTAACTACTTCTCTCCACTGCCCCCCAGATGCAGATTTTGGACCCTGTGAATGCTGACCACGCACATTGATAAATAACGGCTTGTCGATCTTTACGCAGTCGTGGTTCTTCCATAACTCCAGATAGTATTTCCAATCCTCTCCGGTATTCATATCAGGATCAAACCCAATACCCTTCACAATCTCCCTGCGCACAAAATGTCCCATCTGTAGCGTTAAATATGGGTCAAAGGCTAGCAGTTCTTTATAACTGGTGATCTCTGGAACCTGATACCTCCAGGCAACAATACCCTGGCTGTACTCCATTATCCGTCCAAAGACGGCATCATGCCCCGGCTGGAAGTTCTTGAAGCAGTCAGGGTGTAATAAGTCATCAGCATCCAGAAAAAAGATCCATTCGGCTTTTGATTCTGCTACTGCCTGATTCCTTGCTTGAGACCTCCCTGATTCTCCTTGAGTATCATCAACCACTATAATATTAATGGTTTCGAACGGCCCCTTATTAAGCGTGGCAACCCGCACCGAGTTCATTGCTTTCTGGTGCAATTCTTCGTGGCCTGGACCTACAGGTATAATGATGTCTAAATTCATTCAGATTCTCACTGAGTTGATTTAAAATATCCCAGCCCTTTTTGCGTCTAAACAATCGGACTGAGTTATAAAAAGGCATAGAGTCACCCGCCAAGCCAAATAGAAAATGTGGATTTGGATGCAACATACACCAGCAGGAAACCCCTAAGCCTCCCGCAAGGTGAACAACGCTGGTTGGAACAGATATCACTAGATCCAATTCTGCTACCAGCGCAGCAGTATCGTCATAGTCCGATGTTTGTAATGCCCACGGGAAGTCATGGATCTTAATGCCGTGCTTACGCTCAAGAGCCTGAATTTCTTCGGTCTTGTCTTTGTACTCCAGATTCACCCAAGTCACATCTTGCTTGAGTAACGGCAGCAGATTTTCTAACTCTGTACTGCGGCTCTCTTTCTGCGTAGTTTGAACCCCACCTGTCCAGGCAATACCTATCTTAGGCTTATATCCAAGAGACTCAAACAACGCCCTCCATTGAAGCCGCCGCATAGGGTCGGCCACCAGAAACGGTTTGCCGGTAAACTTATGTGGTTCATCCCTGAAATATTCTTGTATTTTAGACAACGGACAGGATGCATCAAGCTCCCTATTCTCTGCCCACCCCATATCATCCTGTGGCCCGTATCCATGTGATTCTAGGATGAGTGATCTACCCAACAATTTAGCAATCTTGGGGTTGACGTGCAGGGTGACGCTCTTGCAAATTCTTCTCGCGTCCTTAACTGCAGCGGCAAAGGCTATCTGGTCACCCAGTCCTTGTTCCCCGTAAACCACAACTCTCTTGCCATGTGAGCCATCCCATTCAGGCTCGCCATTGTAATTCTTGATATTCCTGAACTCAGAGATACCCATCCCGGCGTTATAGTTGGGCCAACCGTCTTTAAAGTTACCCTTCATCAGGTAAGAAAAACCAAGGTCTACCCTCGATTGGTTGGTCTCTTTCATCGCCAAGGCTTTCTTGGCCCAGTGGATGGCCTTGTCAGGCTCTGTGCGATGCACAGCACAAGTCGCTATGTTCTGAGTAGCGATAAACTCCGCCAGCTCGTTCTGCTGCGCCTTGGCTAGTTTGAGCGCCTTTCTGAAGCATGCCTCTTCCTCATCGTAGAAGTGAAGCTCACCAGCGGACTTACCCATGTTTATCCAGCCTTCAGGTCTTTTTGGCTCTAATTGGGTAACTCGTTTATAGATCGTGTATGCAATGGACTGCTTGCCGGTCTCCAGCATGATCTGACCGAAACAGAACAGGCCCATAGGGTCACTTGGAAAACGCTCCATGTGAGGCTCTATTGCCTGCATTGCCCCAACCCAATCCTGCTGATTGATTAACTGCTTAGCCAGTTCCAGGCTCACGAATGCCTGCCGTCAGTAACCTTCAGGTACGGATATTCGGTATTGATAATCTGCAGCACGCGCTTTGATTCAGTCGGGTCTCGGCTGAATACATTTAGCCCATGATCCTGCAATATCTTCTCGATAACGCTATTGGGTATAGATGCGTAGTGCCAGAACTCATTCTTAATGCCCTTCTTCGAGTAATCCTCATCTTTCCTTAGTTGCCTATTGCGCTCAAGATATGGCTGCACATCCTGCACCGTCTCAATGATCGTCGAGCCAGTTGCAGCGTCAAGCGAATGGTATTGAGTGGTGTGAGTATCTGGATCGTGATCAATGATTCGTCTAGTCATAAAAAGAGAGGGGCGGTTAAGCCCCTCCCTAGCTCCTTTCCCAGCTACTAACTGGTGGTGGTGGTATGAATCATGGAGTTGGACTTCGGACTGTTCACCCGCAAGGTGTACTCAGCGAGTAACTGCTTACGCATGGAGTCGCCAGTCTTCGCCAGATCCTTCATCTGGATCGGACGTAAGTAGCAAGCGTCCATCGAGGCAGTATCAATGACATAAACCACCTTAGACGGCACGAACCTGGATGGAACGATATTGACCGTACCAAAGTCCGAAACGTACACATCAGCCGCGCCGATGATGGTGGCCTGGCCTGCCTGTGGGTTATCACGATACTGAGTAGCGATACCGCCGAACCCAGAAATCCTCTGCTTATTGAAAGATCCGCAAAGCACCATGTTTGGATCACCACCGTTGTCCCAGCAGTTTGAAATGGCGTCTTTCAGGTTCTGCTCGGTTAGGGTGCCGGGTGTACCATCGACAACCGCAGTAGACGGGAAGCTGGAAGTTATAGTTACTACAGATGCGGTAGTACCAACACCCAGCTTTTTCTGGTTATCCCACATGAAGGTGCCGAGTCCGGCACATGCTCTTGCGGTTGCAGCAGATGCGTTATCACCTGCCTGCAGCCCACAAAGGGTCTTCTCGATGTCACGCTTTAGCTCTTTGCCGCGCTTGACAATCTGATAGCTCAATTCTGATCGTCTGCCTGCGGAATCCATCGCCTCTTGGGTGCCGGAAACACGCGGCACCTTGTCAGAAATCTGACAGACATTGGCGATACGAACAGTCGCCACTGCGGTATCAGTAGTGGCATCATCGCCTTCCAATACCTTGTTGGCGGTCGTAGCGTCTTCCAGAACATCGGTTTGCCACTCGGTCAGGGTACTGGAGCATTTCCCCCGGCCAATATTGGACATAAGAGGGACATCTGTTGGCGAAATATCATAAATCATATTCGCCAGATCCTCCCGGTTGCCTATTGCTTCATAAGTCTTAAAAGTACCTGTTGGAACAGCCATTACATTTCTCCTAGTAGGTGCTTTTCAACATAACTGGCTGCGGCCCCAAGAGATCCATCTTTCTGAAACTTCTTGTAGTCCGCTTTAGCCTGCTCAGTTGATAGCTCAGCCTTTGATTTTGATTTACCAGACTTCAAGACCTTTTTACCTATGGAGACTACCTTCTTCTTCATCTCCGGTCTGGCCTTTTGCTGGCGGTCATACAGCATTGCTTTACGAGCCAGACTCTTGTCAACGGCGCTTAAACTGCCCTGAATAATCTCATCAGGATAACCTTGAGACGCCAGATACTTATTCATCTCTGCCGTTTCCTTGGTCCGCACCTCTTCATTGGCCCACTCTGGAATTACTTCACCAATACGCTGGTTCTCTTGCTCAGCCCACTTCCCCCTCTCAGTTTCGGTCTGCTGCGCTATGCCCTGCTGGTACTGGTAATACTCCTGTGCAAATTGCTGTTTTACGGCACTGATGCCGTTTAGACGTTCCGTGTAGTCCTGCTTAATGGCTGCATACTCTGCTGGATCTTGAACCCGCAACTGTTCCATCTGTGCGTTATCCAAGCCGCCTACTAGCTGACTCTCGACAGCTTCAATCATTTTGCTAGCAGTGAAAAAACGCTCCTCCACCGCTTGCTTCTGTTGCTGTGCCTCTTCCTCAAAGGCTTTTCTTGCGCTGACTATAGCATCTTGCTCTGCCTTTACTTTTTCACTTGCCTGATACGAGTCTTTCCACTCGCCCAGTGCTACCTCATGTTTCTGACCATCTGCCCCGGTAACGGGTAGAGTCAGGTTGTACAATTCAGATACATCTGTTCCTAGATGTTCGGCCAATTGCTGCACAGATGCGATCTGTATCTCTTCAACCTCTTCATCATTAGAAACAACATCTGCTGTCTCTTCAGCATCACTCTCCTTGGTCTCTTCATCCTGCTCTGTAGCAACCTCTTGCTCTTGTTCCTGCTTCTGAACTGGCGCGGTCTCCTGCTGTGGAGCCTCTTCAGCTTCCAAGAATCCTGCAATACGGTCCTCTACGGACTGCTGTTGTTCATTCATGACGTTCTCAGCCATTTTCACTCTCCTCAATTTCGGCTTGCGCCAGTTTCCCAGTATCAATATCGGTCAGGTATGACCGCTCCAGCTCATTCAATGCCTTCAGCATGTTCCAAGTCGCCTCTCGGCCAGCAACATCATCAGCATTTGAACCCTCCCACTTGTTATGTAGGTTCTGCCGGATAGAATCGATGCGCTCTTTCTGATCTTCATAGATACGCCGCGCTCTCACGCCAATATCTAATTCTTGTTCTCTCGTAGGCATAAAAGAACCGCCTCTCAGCGGCCTCCTAATGGAATAATTGGGGTGTTAATTCGGTTTTATTTAATGAATTAACGGGAAAATGTTTCGATAATATCTCTTTTAGTATGTTTTATGGCTCTTCAAGACTTCTTTTTAAAAATCCTATCGTAGTTGTCCTTGTACTCTTTGCTTGGTGCTGGGGTAATGTGTCATTCCTCGATATGGCATCTTATACAGCCAGGAGCATCAAGATCATCTCCTCTTCCTCGGTCATCAATTCATGATCAAGTGTTTTCCGGATCTCATTGACCGGAAGCATGTCTTCAGGGTCATCGAATATAGATACATAGGCCCCATTGAAATTCAGCTTTATCCTGCGCTTCTTTGGCTTGGCCTTGGTCTTGTTAATGTGCTGATATAACTTAACCGCTTCAGCGTAAGACGCAACCTCAACAAGCGTTCCATTGATATTTGCAAACTGGCGCTGACGCTTACGATATCCGCCACCACCTCCGCCAGCAGGTGCAACCACTGCGGTAGCCCCGTCTAGGGCAGGAGAAGAAACCTCAGAAGCTGATTCCACATCACTGGAGTACAGTATGTGAACCTGCGCAAGAGCTGGAGAACTAACCTCAGACGCAGACTCGATGTCGTCCGCCAGAAGAGAATCTTCCCCATCTATTGCAAGTGCCGGGGAAGACAGCTCGGACGCGCTCTCGATATCAGTAGCATTGAGCGCATGTATCTGCCCTATTACTGGTGTCGTTACCTCACTGGCCGATTCAATGTCATTAGCTAGTAAGACATGATCCTCAGAGGCCGCTGGTGAGCTGACCTCAGAAGCTGACTCTACATCATTGGCTAGTAAAGCATGTATTTGCCCAACAGCCGGAGAACCAACCTCAGAAGCGCTCTCTACATTGCTGGCATTTAATACGTGTACTTGACCTATTACCGGAGCAGAGACCTCAGACGCAGACTCGATGTCGTCTGCAAGACATACATCTGCACCGCCGGCAGCCTCAACCAAAATAACGCCACTACCGGGGACCAGGTATTCACCAGAAGTGGTCGGCTCAATAAGAACACCACTGCCAGGTATTACCCGTTCAGTCATTAGCTGACCTCAACCTTTGGGCAAACGTAGACATCTGTGCTCGGTTTAGCTAGGCAGATATAAACAGTAGTCGGACCTTCTTTGCCTGTATTGGTGGTTGTCACCGCGCACTGCTGTTTATTCTCATTACTGAAGCCTCCAGTCCCTGTCCAGCTTTCCGAGGAAGATGCTTGATTGGCTGGGGTAGCTAAAATATCTGCCGCTCTATCATCCTCAAAATGAAAGGCTGCAGTTGTGTCATCCGGATACTCAACTTCAATCCAAATTTCATCATCTTGCAGATCGGTAGCTGAATCAAAAACAATATGAACGGTGAAGGTTGCAGCAGATGATGTGTCTGCTACTAGATCAGCCAACTTTATTCTCAAAGGCGCTCTAAACTCTACAGCATTTGCATTCGACTCCATCAACCAACTTTGTGCGCTGGATGCGGGAGCATAACCACCTGTTCTATAGATGCTGGTATCTACCGTCACTTCACCTTCATGCTCATGAAGATCAATGCGACTAACCGTATTGGCGCTATCTACATTCTGTGCATGGACCAAATCAGGTTGGAAGGTTTTTATAGGAGTATTAGAAAATACCGTTGTATCGGCATGCAGTCTGGCGTTTTCAATATAAACCGTGTTTATATTTTGACTAGTCGCACTCTCATCGTGCTTAATTAAATAATCTGCTGCTACGCCACTAAAATCACAGCCGCGCAGGTTCAATGAATTTGCATTGTTACCTATATTATCGAGATTAAAAATGGTGAATCCAGCAGGTAAAGTGGCATCGGTTATCGTAAAAGTACAACCTATGAAGGAGATATTTATACGATACATGCTTGTTGCACCAAACCACACAGTCCCAGCTACACTTGTGCAGGGTAGAGGAAAAGTACACTTTTTAAACAGTGTATTGGAGCTACCACCTAAAGCATATACAGAAGGGTAAGACTGCCCAGCAGGCCAATCAAAAATGCAATCATGGTATTTTATTGAATTATTAGCTGTGTTATTAGGATAAAAACGCACACCAATAGTCATGTGTATTCCATACACATACATCATGCTGGTGCTGTTCAGATATAAATGATAGCTCCCTGTTGTATAGAGTTGTGACGTGGTTGCTTGTTCGTATGCTTCTGTCGTCCAGTTGATAGATATGATTATGCAAGGAGATGCAATCGTACCGGGGAAAGACAGTGTTTTATGGGCAGCGTATGGTTCTGAGTTAGCGCTATCTACATTCAAAGTGTCGCCCGCAGACATCACCCCAATTGCACCAGCCCACGTTGATTTGGCTAGGGCTTTAGTGGAACCGTCATTGGAATCACTACCATTTACACTCGATAACCATTTAGTTGCCATCAGTCCTCCTCCAACTCTGGCACATAGCTATCGACATCGGCCTTAAGGGAGCGCCATTTATCAGCAAGGGTCCGAATACGGGCCACCTTGGCATCATTGATAGACAAGAGGTTTTTTAGCTGGGCATCAGTGACATTATCCAGCAGCTTCACTGCACGAAAAACAATGAGTGGGTTTCGATGGCGTAGACAGTACTTCAATACTTTCCTAACAATTGCTGCATATGAACTAAACCGAGGGGGGATTAAAACTCCTTGATCATCCCGCAAGGGGTTATTTCCATTTATGATCTCATTAATGTCATGATCCACCTCATTCTGCGCTAATCCGGCAAGCAACAGCCCCTCCTGCACCACCAAATCAGCATCAGCATCAAACCCAGCAGGCATAAAATTCTTACTTATCCTATGCGTGGTTGTCTCACCGACATCATCAAGCACAGTACACTGATATCGAATATGTCTGCGCCCGTCTTTCTGGACACGGTCAGATCTAATATGTGATGAGGTTATGGAGGCCATTAGTTAATTACCTCTATTAAGCGGCATCACGTATAGTTATGCTGATTGCGTCCAGAGTGAACGTGTTCGTATCAGTTACGCCCTGGGATGAACTAAGCGCACCAGTAGCCAGTAAGAGGCTTGATCCGTCAGTAAGCGCCCAATGAGTTGCTGTACCTGTCTCGGTCACCGTTCCATCAGTTATTGCTGGAACAACTACCCTACGGCCATCTACGACCCCAGCTTCAGGAGCTGGAGTGTTCAGCCCGGTCTTATTTCCCAAGCTATAAGTACCGTCCACCGTGGCTTGACTATAAGTTGTGGGCTCCTGGGAGCAGATGTCGATGCGCGTACCATTGGTATCTAAGTAATCTAGGCCACCGTCAAATGCCTCGTCATTAATGTATGCCATGCTGTTGTTCCTCTTATCTCAATGTTGAAGCTAATTGTTTGGCTCGGTCTGATCCGTTCTCATCAAACCAGCTTAGAATGCTAGCCCTCTGTTCATCGCGCTTCTGCTCTGACTCCACCATCATCTTGGACAGTGCCTCAATGTGTTTCATAGTGTCACTAGTCACCTTTTGCTCGACATCCATGATCTTGGTCTCAAGTTGAGTAGCTGATTCAAGGTCGGCTTTGTACTTATCCAGCTCGGCCTTGGTGGCATCGATCTCTATCTGTGCGCCCTCCTTGTATTCCTTTAAATCCATCTCCCTGGATCTCATCTCGATATCAACCTGGGTCTTCACCGTGTCATTCCGCGCCTGCATAACCTGGGACTGCTCGTTTACTGCCATGCGCTGTAAATCCATCTCACCCTTCATCTGCTCCATAATCAGCTTCAGTTCAGACTCACGCTCCTTGGACTGAGCTAGTGCCATCTTGATCTGGCCGTCAATCTGGTTCTTCTCCCGGGAGACCATGACCTTTTCCTGCTCCAGTTGTAATTTCTGCTGTTCCAACTGCATCTTGAACTGAGCCGCTTGCTGCTCTGGAGTAGGCCCCTTCTCTTGTGGTTGGTAGGTGGAAGGGTCTGCGAAATACTTGTCCACACTCTCTCCATGCGACTCTACTCGGTCTGTGATGGCTGCGTGGATATGCTGGGGTAGCACATACTCGTAACCCTCGGATATGGCGGTCTGCTGTAGCTGCATGATGTCGTTATTGGCCAACAACTTGCGCTCTCTGCTGTGGTGACCAAGACCAACCACTACCTTGCACTTGCGACCCTCTCTCCAGTGACCTGGTTCTACATCGATCCACTTATCGCCCACCTTGATTTGAAAAGACTCGTCTTGATTCTTATGCAATAACTCATGGATATCTTGAAACAATTCCTTGAGACCGATCTCGGCAATAATGCGAGCCATAAGCTCAATCCGCATCCTGGCCGCATCGTATGCTTGGGCAATCACGCCGGTATTGATGTTAGCCAAGGCGTTGGAGTCCAGCCCCATCACCTCATCACCAATACCTGTGCGCTGCTTCATCATGTCATCCAACACCTCAAGCAAACCAAAGCTCTCAGGCGGCACGGATGGGTGAGTGATAGACATCATATGCTCACCAGGATTACCATTGCCCTTGGTGCGTACTACGCCGCCAGGCCGGGAGGTCAGTAGATCGTCCAGGTTCACACTTTCATTAACGCCCATACGGACGTTATTTGCTAAGTACATATTGTCCAGAATGCCGCGCATCAGCACGGTCCGGATCTCTTGAATATCAGATACTAGGTCGGCAAGGGACATGCCATAGAATTTGTGGGTAAGCAACACAGGAGATGCTGCTACAAAGGGAACACGGTCTACTTCATCGATGTCCAGTAATTTGGAGCCGGTGCCTACTGAGGCTAATGTAACCTTCAGCAGTTCGGCGATGCCGTCATCATCACGGTCTATCCGGATGTAGCACTCGGTAACCCAAACAGTCCGCATGGATGGGTTCTCGCCGCTAAACCCGTCCTGCTCATCCGAGAGATGCCGGCGAGCCAGCCGCTCCTCGCTCTCGGTGTCCCCATCTGCAGGCAGTGCCTCAACTAGCTTGCGGTCATACCCTGCTTCGATCAGGTCAGATACCGTCTTCTGGACCTTGTGGAAAGTAAACCCTGCGTCCTTGGGATTTGGTGAACTAGCATCCCTGGAAATACCGAATTCTTCTGGTGGAATTACATCACACTGGATGCTGCCTTTCTTACGCTGAACCTTAAGCGTGATGTCCCATCCATCTTCTGTCTGCTCTCCATCGATCAACTCATACGTGAGCGAGTCATCAAGTAACAGCTTTTCCAGTTCCATCTCGTCCAGTCCCTTGTACTCCTCGCGCTCCCATACCGGATCTTCCCACCATGATTTGATGATTCCAGTCTTGGATATCAGAGCGTCCTTGATAAACGAATACAGAACCAGAAATCCCTCGTTGTCATCATAGAACACACTGCGAACTGCATCAGTCTCTAGTTTGCACTGCTCCTCATCGTCCTTACCGGATGGTTTGAACTCAACCGCATTATCAGCCTCAACAAATATCCGCATCAGACTCGGCAATACTGACTCTACTGTGTCCAGTACATCCCTAGTAGCAACATTGGACCGATTCTTGACTTCCTTCACATGGTCACTCATATCGCCCAGGTAGTAGTCCATCGCTTTGGACCGCTCGGTTACTAGATCGCCCTCAGATGTGGCATGATCCAGCTCGGACTCACAGATGGAGACTACTTCGTCGTCAGATAGTCTTGGCATTTTTAGCTGGCCTTCCTCGTTTGGGTTTCTGTTCCAACTTATCAATCCGCTGCTGTAACTCATGAATCAGTTGAATCAAGCGGGTAATCTCGCCTATCTGCTTGGTGCTTTCTTCATCCAGGCGGTTAAGCATTCTAATTTGTCCGATTTTCATACTATTCCCAGTTCAGGGTAATCCAGTGGTTCCCAGTTATTCCTGGTCGGAACGTACCCCTGAGCAAACTGCATAAAGGCATCAGCGCCATTTGATGCCCAATCATGGTGTGGAGTCTGTTGGAACACATCGTCTTCTTCTTTGTACTTGTAACGGTAGTTGCACAGCGCCTCATAACCTTTTTCAACGCGCTTACCCCTCTCATCGTCGCCTTTATGAAACCAGCACTTGGGAAATACATCTCTGGCCGCTTCGATAGCTGCGTTCTTGTGTGGAGTCCGATCCACTATAACTGTCGGTCTTACTCCGCCATCTTCAAACTGTTCCTTAATGTTCCGTTTCATCCCTAAGCGATCATGATCAGCGTCATGTGGCAGATGGTGGTTCCCGTATAGATAATCTCTAGCGCGTATGAAGCGCACATAATGCTCGACCTCTTCAAGTCGCCCTTGGAAGTAGTCAATGAAGTGATACTCACCACCACCAACATCCTGCATAAACCAGATAGCGGTGTGGTCGTTTTTGCCGATATCGAAAAACGTATGAACCTCGCAGTTTTTCTCTATCTGGATGAATTTGTGCCTGCTGTCTTTGTGGACTTGGGTGATCTGGCTACCAAAGATTGCACCAGTTGCCAGTTGCTTCAGTTCACCTAACCAGATATGCCGATACTTTTCATAATCGGTCTTTTTCATATTCTCCATCTGTCGCTGCAGGACATCGGGGAAATATGGGTTTTCATCGTAGTTGATTTTACGCACCCAGGAATCAGGTGGTGGCTCATTCACTACAAACATCTGGTGGATGTGGTCAAACTTAAATCTGGTGTTGTACGTCACCCAGACTTCAGATCCTTCTTGCCGGATAGTTGGGTCAATGATATCCCAACTGGATTCTGTGAGACTATGCGCCTCCTCAATCCAACAGATATCTATTGCCTCAGTGGATTTAATCTCTTCTGTGTTGTGCTTGACACCCAAGAAGATAAACTCAGTTCCATTAATTCCCAGGATCTTGTCATTGGTAACCGAATAGAATTTATTAAGCCCCATCGCATCTATCTGGAGGCTCAGGAGCTTATGTACCGACTGCTTAATGCTCTTTTGGAGTTCACGAGTACAAAGTACCCGCATAGGCCGCTCAAGACCTCTGATTAGTAATTTGCGTGCTGCCGTCCATGATTTTGCAGATCCACGACCACCCCACATGACTTTATAGCGATGCGGGTTATCCAGATCCTTGAATGCTTTCGGGAACCGGATGTTAATTTCATTCATGGATTATTTTGAATAGCCCACCAAGGTCGCCAGTGTGTTCCTGTTCGATCTTATCCTTCCATCCCATGTTTTTAAGCGCGAAGATCGCACCAGACGCATGATTGGTGGTCAGAGCGATCCTTTCATACTCTGACTCCATCATGAGTTTGGTCAGAGCAATCAGTTCCTTGAATTCTTCTCGCTTGCTGTAATCGTAGAAGTTCTGCCTGGAGGTGAAACCTAGTGCCAGTATCAAGCCGGTATACGTCGGCTGCTCCTTCTCCCTTTCGCATTTATCAAAATATGCATACAGCCGCTTATCGTACTCTTCAGGGCTGGCTACTAAGCGTTGTCTAGGCATAAGATTCAGGCAATAAAAAACCCGCGCTCCTTGTGGAGAACAGGTTTTGTTTGGTTAGGGTCAAGAACCCGTGTACTAATTAACCCCGAATATAGCCTACTTTTTGTCGGATTTCTATTTTTTATGCCTTCACTCCTCCAATATCCCAATACCTACCAACCTGGCACCCACATCATTCCTGGCCTGCATGACAAATCCATAGATTATCTCCCGCATCTCGCAAACAGACTCATACCACTGCTCGTAAAACTGCTGCCGAGGTATATCTATCTCTTTCGCCATCCGGGTAATACTGATCCCCTTGTTCCTTTGCGCTGTGAATCGACAATCACCCAGAACCAAGATAGCAATGTCATAGGCTGTCTGGAGTGTCTTGGCTTTCGCTGCACAGCCGCCGCCTGGGTTCTTCCAAGTATGCGCGGCAAGATACTTGGCCAGTGGCTTTATCTGGCGGTTTATGCCGTAGATGTAACGATAGGTGGGACCGGCTGGATTAGGGGCTTTAGATAATTCCACTGTGATTGTCATAGCCAAGTCGTACAGGGTTCTCGGATCTGTCAGTGAAAGGCAGCTCTGCTGGATCTGGTCATGGGACAGGATCTCGGTTGCATTCCTGATATCCGGATTATCGAAATACCTGTCTGCCCAGGATACAGCATCGTCTGTAGACTTGATGTCATCGCGCCACCAAGCCGGTAAAGTAATCACAGTGTCATCAATTACAGCCATCCCTTATTCCCAGCCTACGCTTGCAATTTTCACATCTACACCCATTGTCCGGCATCCTCCATAAACCAATTATGGTGCTGCTTTGTTTAATCTCACCACCAAGTATCAGTTTCACTATTTCAGCCCAAGATACCTGTATGGAATCATTGTAAAACGCACTTTTCATCTGCTTCATTTGAGCTTCATCAACTGCACCCTAGCCTTGATCAATTCACTCTTCTTTGTCTTGATAGTTTCATAGGCCCGTTTAATATCATCTTTCTGCTTGTTTGCTCCTGATTCCAGCTTACGCAACAGCAGTTTTACATCGCCTTCCAAACCAATGATTTTCTGATTCAATAACCCGCGTTCTGTTAACTGTATATTCGGGTTCATGCTGTACCCTGAAGGCAGCGAGGCCAGAATGATTTTCTCAGCTACCCTGTCGGCGCAGATGTATTGATCATATGCGTGCATTGTTCTTCTCCTGTCGCGCTAAACACTCATGCTATGAGTCATGATGGTTAACCCAGAGATCATAGTGAAAATCAGCCTTTTCCTGCTCAAATTCAAATGATGTCATAGGGGTGCCACGCATCTGCATTAGTTTAATCAAAATGTGTTCGTTGGCTGTTTCTGCCTTCCCTGTTCCGTTGTCCATTACCGAGCGGACAATATCAATAATTTCTTCATCATTACTGCGATCAATGTGATTCAAGCTCATAACAAATCTCCTACTGTTATCAGTACTCAGTGGTCAAGGGTGCTGGCTTTCTTATTCACGGGGTATCAACTCG